TCTTCAACATCAAATGTGATAGTAGAACCGTCTGGCACTGTGGTATAGACGCTACTTCTTTTAATGTTAATGGCTCTGACTCTTGTGTCGGTTATATTCGCATTGGTTATTTCTGACACACCAGAACCTACTGCAACATTAGCCAACCTTAAAAACGGATTACTCGCACCTATTGCTGTTGATATATCATTATCGCTTGGTGCTGTTGGTGAGGCACTTGGTGTACCTGCTACCACACCCAATTTAGCTACATTAGTAACTGTTGCGTTTGGTGTTTCGGCAGTATCAATTAGTAGAACTACTGCGTCTATTCTACCGCTACCAGAAGCATTGGCAGTTATGATTGCATCTTCTGCACTACTGTACATTCTAACTGGATACACTTTTGAGCCGTCTGACTTTTTAATAAAAGCGTAGCCCAGATTTACCTTTACGGTCATATCTGGTGTGTCCTGTGCTTCTACATAGAAATCACCATCAACTGCAATGCTTTTAACACCGCTTTGGTCTATTATATGTGTCATCAGAAAGTCCAGCATTTCTTCTGGATGTTCTGTGCCACCCATACGTGTTGTTTGTATACTTATTTTGCTATCCTACCTTCCTGTAATTATATATTACTATACAATTATACCAATTTTATACTACTTAATGAACAGCCACCCACGAACCATTAGCCCTAACCATTAGTTTGTCGGTGGTAGTGTTATAAAACAACTCTCCGTCTTCCCCACTTGTGGGATTACTCGCACCTGTAGGAACACGGAATGTACCGCCACTCGGTATAGTCAGGTTAACAATTAAGCCTCTTGTTTGTAGATTCTTAATGTCCTGTTCCATTTTCTTTATTTTTTCAATAATATTATAATTTTCCATTAGTATTCCCTAAACGTTATACCCACTTCGCCTAAATGGTTACAGGTACGCCTGTTAACTCTGTAACTATCATTTATGTCGTAAGACGGTATAACAACATATAACCAGTCACCCACACTATAATTATTAAAAATAGGTTCATCGTATCTACAAGTTAAATAAATAGTTAAACGGGGTGCTTGGTATATTTCTAAATGTTTGTCGCCCTTATCTTCTAACGTAGTTTGTACGCTAACGTCCGATTCGTTTAATACATCTTGCAGTAAAAAGAATGCTTCTTTATATGTATTACTTGCGTCACGGGTAACAACTAATTGGTTATCTTCATCAACCCCGCTACCAATAACAATAGCTTGGTTAACCATACCGTCAATAAATGTTTTGCTTATTTGGTAAGTATTAATGTTAAAGTCTTCTTCTAAATAAATGTCCCGTGTAGTGCCTTTGGGGTAGTAAACGTTGAACTTTTTATCAGCATCAACGTCAAAGTCATACCCGTCCTTAACTTCGTTAGCCGACATTTTTTTAATAACTTCGGCAATATTTTTATATCTTAAATCAGTCCTGTCCCTGTTTTTAGTAGTTGGGTCTGCACCACGTGTAATACCTAAATCACCGTATGCACCATTAGTTTGGGTATAATTAATTAAACCCCAAGCTATATCCGAGCTGTCGGTTGCTGTGTAAGAAAGACTGTCATCGGTGTAGCGTTTTTCTAATAAGCTAAAAAAACCTTTGCTTTGTACTGTTACTTTACCCAGTTGTCCAACACCAGAATTGAATTGTAGCTCGGAAATGTAACCTGCGTATATTTTATTATCGTCCTCGTCGTATATTTCTATTTCCCTATAAGAAGCACTAAAAATGTATTCAATGGTAATATCGTGTGCGTTGGCAATAGGTTTAATGGCTGTACTTTCAAATGTAATACTTAATGATTCACCCTTGTTTAATTCCTGTACAATATTAAAACTAACAAAAGGCAATTCCCATATTAGCGTGTCGTCGCTATTTTTAACTACGCATCTGTACGTCATAAACCTAAATAGCTATCCCTGTAGGTTATTAGCACCAAAGCATTGTAACCGTACGTGGTAGCAGTTAACTTAATACCATTACCCCCAGCGTCCAAAGACAACCAATCCCCGCTAAAATATTGTCTTAAATTGGTAGTGCCATTTAATATAATTGTCCTGTTAAAAGTATCTATTACAACCTGCGATGCGTCTGCTATGTCATAATCAAGTGAAAATGCCTCTCCGTTTGTTTCATTAGTAAGTATTGGGTCTTCTAGTTGCCCATATAATGTAATTATTGGGTATGATTTAGTATTACCGTCATTAACCACGTTAGCAATAACATCACCACCGCAACTCATATCTAACGGTAATTCAAACGGCAACCCCCAACCACCTCCCGACCATAAAGATATTAACGAACTCTTTTGGTCTTTGCTATTAAAAAACGGGTATGGTGCAGTAAGTTCCAACCTAACCGAACTAAATATCATTTGCCCCTTTGTGTAGGGTAAATCAAAATCACCTGTGACAATAGCATCACATATAACATCAATACCCGAACGTGTGGTAATGTAAACCCTTTGTAAGCCCCGTGTTATATCACAAGCCGATTCTAACGCACGTCTTTTTGTTTCGTAATCGGTGGTATTTTTACCTATTATTTCTAACTCAATGCCCATAACACGCCTACCGTACAAGCTAACGCCTAAATCAGCCCCGTGTGTGCTTCCACGTTCTTTAATATCTACTTTTAGTGACGGAAATCCAAACCCCGTTAAATTACCAAAAATGTAACCAGAGTCCAAAGTCCCCATTGTTAAGTTGTATATTTTAATTGTTTGTATCATAGTGATGTCCTATATTTGTACGCCAACCTTTCTACTATAGTATCCACGTCTAGCCCGTCAGACGGATATACATTTATATTTTGTACTAATGCCTTACTATTTGAAACACCAGCCCCAGCATTAGATGCTAGGGTACTGCTTTTGGTAAATGACACATCACCAAGCGATGCGTATGCGTCCTTTATTTTACCCACACCTGTTTCTACCAGTTCTACTAAAGACGGCGATTCTTTGTGGAACGGGCTTATCTTTTTTAATCCCTCTTTTATTTTATCAACTATTTCCTTTACCTTGTTCCACGCATTAATAAACGGTTGTACTATTGAATCGTATATTTTATCGCCAATACCCTGTAAAAAGTCCTTAATTGAGTTAAACGCCAGTACCACGTAGTCCCAAAGCATTTTAGTCTTTTCTTTTATCCAATCCCAGTTGTGAATAATTAGGTAAGCCAAAGCCCCTACAACCACACCCAATGCTATTAGCGGTGCTGTGGCTATTAAAACCTGTATTGCCAACGCACCCATTGCTATAGTCATTGATATTATTGCTGGTATCATCATTGCTGTTATACCTATAGCTACCGCCTTAACAATGTCTTGGTGGTCTTTTAACCATTGCCATAGTTCTTTTAGTTTGGGCATTGCTTGGTCTTTTATCCAAACTACAACATCTTTAGCAACGGGAAGTAAAACCATACCTATTTCCCTCATTAAAAGGTTGAACTCGTCTTTTAGGTTTGATATTTGTCCTTGTAAGCTACCAGACTGGGCTTCCATTAGGTTATTGAACTTACCGCCCTCGCTGGTCATTGTTTGGAATGCTTTTTCAACATCTGCAAAACCTATTTCACCAGCACTAACCATTTCCTTTATTTCTGATTCGGTTTTGTTTAGGTTTTCGGCAAGTTCTGCAATTAAAGGAACACCAGCCCTTGCAAAGTCCCTTAACTCAACACCTGTTAGTTGTCCTTGTGCCTTTACCTGTCCGTAGTTGTAAGCCAACCTGTCTAACGGTACTGCTAATCCAGCCGACACGTCACCAACTGCCTTTAAGGTAGGTATTATTTTATCTGCCTCTATACCCATAGCCAATAGCTGTTTGGCGTTTTGTTCAATGCCCTGCAACTCAAAAGGTGTTTTTTTAGCCATTTGTGCTAAATCATTTAACATAGCCGTAGCACGTTCTTGGCTGTCCAGCATTGTAGTAAAAGCTATAAGCGACTGTTCGTAGTTACCTGCCTGTTTTAGTGCAATAGCACCAACCCCAGCAATAGCACTACCCACAACTGCCATAGCACCAACTACTTTGGTACTGGCTGAAACCATACCACCCATAAACGAATTAACTTCGCTTTTTGACTTTGCCAACCCCTTTTGGAAGTCGGTTGTATCTGCTTTTATTCTGGCGATTATGTCGCCCATTACCATTGCCATTATTTTTTATATTTCTTTCTATCAAATACTATTTTTTGCTTTAACCTTTGTAAACCTGTTCGGTCTAGTTCCGAATCGTCTAACCCAGTTAACTTTGTTATTTCGTTCTTCATTTCCCTAAACAACGCTTTTGGCTCTTTTGTGTGCGGGTTTTGCACAATTAGTAGTTGTATCAAATTGTCCTCTAACTTATTACGTTTGCCAGTACGTAGGTATAGCCCAACATCGCTGGGATAAACCTGTTCCTTTATCTGTTTAGGCGACCAACCATAAAGGTAGCCAAGTTCAGCTATTACTGTTTCAAGCCATTGTCTGTGGCGGGTGCTACCTTCGCCTTTTTTAATGGCAGTTCCGCCCACACTTTTCCCAATTCTTTGAACTCGTTAACCTCAAATATTGCTTTAACTACCTTTGCCAAGTCGGTTAAACCGAACTCTTTTTCTATGGTTTCCTTTGGTATACCAGAACCCAACGATATAACTTCTAACAGTTCTGGTAACGCCTCTTTTAGCATTTTAGGTAGTGCTTTTATTAGGTTTTCTTCGGATATTTCACCCATTGCGTTTAGCTGTTCGGGTATCTTTTCCAAAGCACCTAATAACTCTGCATATCTACCTAATGCTAACTTCTCTATTTTATATTCTTTATTGTCAATTTTTACTATCATAGACGAACATTGTGCCTGTTTCTAATGTCTATATTAGGCAGTAGAATCACCTATTAAACCCAGCATATCGCCGTCACTTCTTGTTTCGTCAATCATTCCCTCAAATTCCAGTTCAACCACCCTTTCCTCGTCAACCTTAAAAGGTATTTCAATAGAATTGGTTACAACTGCTTTGTAGATAACTACGTCTTCGGACAAGTCATCGCTATCGTTTGCTATTGGGTGTAATACAAGTGTTTCTGCCACATCTGATAACCTTAAACCAACCTCACCGCCTATCTTAATTGAAGATGCCAAGCCATCCCCTGCTGGTATTGCAATAGCCAAATTGGCTATTGACGATTCAGCTAAAGGTACTGTTGCTTTTAACTTTTGTCCAATTAATATCTTTTCTGCTGGTGTACTTCCGTATTGGTCTACGGTTACGTCGTGAATGTCTGGTTCGTAGGTTACGGTAACCCCGCCTTTAGTATGACCCAGTTCGGTGCTACCAAACGTTACTGAACAGACGCCCATCTTAACATTAGATATATCACTCATTAATTTTCACCACCTTTCAAATTAGAACTTAATACTTTTACTAACTCATTTTTAGTCGTCTTAAAATTTATAACATTTATTTCATTACATTTAGGGCATTTTATTTCCAACCTACCTGCATAAATATATTCCATAGCCAACAAGTTACGGCACTTACTGCACCTGAATTCCCTATATGGTTTTTCGTTTATGTATTTCATCGCCTATATTTACAAACAAAATTAATACTGAACTCGTGTCTGCCCTTATCATCACGCCCTATGTGTTCTGGTTCGTACATTAAAAATATGTAATAAAAATATTTACTACCACTAACAAGTTCAATGTTTGTTTTTTGGTGCAACGCTTCTACTATATCATTTACCAGACTTTGCCCTGTGGCGTAACTTGTATTCCTTACTAACACTTGAAAGGTTGGGTCTGCTGTTGGTAAATATCTGTCTGGCTCTAACCCACCTGTATTATAGATAACCACTTGGTTATTTGGGCTTTCGGTTAACCTTGACTTGAATAAATCAGTACCCGCCGTTAAGCTGGTTTGTGCATCTAAATATGTATAGACATCGTTAATCATTTTATTATCCCCCCGCTCATTTCATAACCAACTATTTCTGAAAGCCGTGTAAGGTTATGCTTAATTGGGTCTTCCAAATACTTACCTTTTCTTCCGTTCTTAAAATTATATTCGGGGTGTTCGTGCAACCTGTGGGCATACCTTGTATGGTAACCAACCTCTACAGTATCTTTTGGTGTAAGCGGGTGTGTGTCTACCCTACCAGAATTGGCAAGTGTACCCTTATCAAAAGGCACTTCTTTGTTTGATAGTCTTAATATTTCATCGCCAACCATTTTTAATGCCTTGTTTCTTGCTGGGTCTACCCTTTTATTTAGTTCTGTTAATAAATCAACAAATAACATTATGCTTCCCACCTTTGCACCCACACCTCATAATGGTGAACTTTTGATATATCGTCTAACGCTTCCTTTAGCCCTATAACCCTGTAATCCTGTCCGTCGTAGGTAACCTTTGTGCCTATACTTAAACCCTCTGTTTCCCTATCCATATAAAGTAACGCATCTGCCATAACGTCCTCGCCCTTGTCGTTGGTTATTAGCTTGTTTTTTAGTTGAAACCTACCGAAGTAATCAACACCACCACTAAAGGATTCCTCGTTATATTCATTACGAGTTATAGTGCTGTATACGGTAATTGTATGTTTAAGTAAGTGCCTTATAACTGTATACGACCCTTTTTATTGTAGATGCCTTTTAGTAAGCTACGAGCTGTTGGGGATATAAAACGGTTTTTACCGCTTTTAACTTTATAACTGTATCCCTCTAATTGCTCTGATTCGTAGTCTACTGCACCTGCAAAGTAGTCGTTTCCTTTCTCAATTATATACTCAACTTGTGCTAACGTTGCACGTGTTACCGCCTCTGGTATGCTTTTTCTCCACTTATAATCGCTACCTAAAAAAGCGTCCTCATCACGTGGGAACTTTCCAAGTTGCCTAATTACATAGAAAGATGTGCCGTCTGGGTTTGTAGTCCAATCAGGGCTTACAGTTATTTTGTTAGATGATTTAGTTGACGATACTATATTGCGTAACTGTCCGTTACCCGTACCGCCAATTATTTCTACCTGACAATAAGTAAAATAATCGTCAAAATACACCTTTAACGGTGAATCGCTTGACGTATCAATTAAATAATTACTGCCACCCGATGTTGCAAGACCAGAATAAACATCATCTACGTGCTTCTGTTGGAAACCAACGTAGCTGTCAACCAATTCCTCTGCTTGGGACATTTGGTCTTCTGCCTCTGTAGCATCAGTTACTTGTATGTTGGAAAACTGTTCTATTTCGTCTTCCGTTACATATTGCCTTTTAGTCATATATGTTAATTATAACACCTACCTTTCACACATTAAACATCTAAATGCTTGTACCACTTTTCGTCTTGCTTTTCGCCTATTGATTTATCATCACGCTCATACCACTTTTCGTCTTGCTTTTCTCCTATTGATTTGTCGTCACGTTTGTACCAATCGTATGTCTGGCTAACATACCAACTACCCTTACCCACTATTTTTGCAATTCTTGTATCGTTAGCCCCAGATGCTCCAACTATCTTTGCTGGACGATAACTATTGATGGTTTCACTACCTCTTATTATCGCACCTCTACTTGTGTCACTTGTGTCACAACCCGTTATCTTTGCTGTTCTTGCATCGTT